CTAGGGAGTCTAAAAATGTAGACATTCCAGTACGTAAATCACCACAATCGGTAAATAAAACAGGGTTGAGAGTTACAGCTTTAGACACAACTCATGGTTCAAGCCTTAGAATAAAAAGTAAAAAAAACAATTAATAACTAAAAATTAGAAAAAATGGCAGGTTCAATTACGGGGGCAACTGGGCAACCAGCTTTAACGCCTTCAGCAAGCAAAGCAACACTACCAAATAATTATCTGACTAGTGCAGAATTTACTTGGTTACAGCAGTACTTACCTGATACCTACGAGAAAGAATTTGAAAGATATGGAAACAGATCAATCAATGCTTTCTTGAGAATGGTGGGTGCTGAACTTCCTACAAACTCAGACCTTATTAAATGGGAAGAGCAAGGAAGATTACATACAAAATACGAAGGAGTAACTACAACTACTAATGATGGCGATGCTACTGCTACTTTAGCAATTACGGCTCACAACTTAAGAGTAGGTCAAACTATCTTAATATCTGATGGTACGCCAGGATCTTCAGCTAGCAATAAAGCTATTGTTACAGCCGCAAGCAACGCTAATGATGTTGACGTAGCTTACTACGAAGCTGGTGGACAAGCAGTAGGTATGAAAGCATCTACTAACATCATAGTTTTCGTTTATGGTTCTGAATTTAACAAAGGAGCTAACGGAATGGATGGTTCTTTAGAGGCTGATCCTAACATCTTCCAAAATAAGCCAATTATTATTAAGGACAAGTACATCGTATCTGGTTCTGATATGGCTCAAATTGGATGGGTAGAGGTTACATCTGAGAATGGTGCATCAGGGTACCTATGGTACATTAAGTCTGAGCACGAGACTCGTCAAAGATTTGATGATTACCTAGAGATGGCTATGATTGAAGGTGTTCCAGCTGAAAGTATTGCTGGTGGTGCTGCTGCTAACTCAGGAGTATCTCTTCTTTCAGCTACAGGTCAATTAGGTAACCAAGGTACAGATGGTATGTTTTACACTATCGAAAACCAAGGTAACGTTTGGTCTGGTGGTAACCCAACAGCTTTAGCTGACTTTGATGCTATCATCCAAAGATTAGACAAGCAAGGTGCTATCCAAGAGAATGTTCTTTTTGTTAACAGACAAATGGGATTCGATATTGATGATATGTTAGCAGCTCAAAACTCTTACGGTGCAGGTGGTACTTCTTACGGATTGTTTGACAATGACGAAGAGATGGCACTTAACCTTGGATTCTCTGGATTCAAAAGAGGGTATGAGTTCTACAAGTCTGACTGGAAATACCTTAACGATGCTACCTTAAGAGGTGGTCTTGTTGGTGGTGCAGTAAACGGTGTTCTTGTTCCAGCTGGAACTATGAACGTTTACGACCAGGTATTAGGGAAAAACGCTCGTAGACCATTCTTACACGTTAGATTTAGAGCTTCAGAAACTGAAGATAGAAGATACAAAACGTGGATTACTGGTTCAGCTGGTGGTGCATCTACTGATGATTTTGATGGAATGAAGGTTAACTTCCTTTCTGAAAGAGCATTATGTACAATGGGTGCAAATAACTTCTTTATCTTTAAGAGCTAAGGAGTGATCAATATATATAGGGGAGGATATTCCTCCCCTTTTTTTTAAACAACTTAAATTAAATAAAATGAAAAAAGAAATGAAAGATAGGGTGTATATGTTAAAGTCTCAGTCTACACCATTGAGCTTTATGCTCGCTTCAAGAAACACACGAAGATTTCCGTTAATGTATTTTGATGAGGAGAAGGGAGTAAATAGATCCCTAAGATATGCTCGTAACCAAAAGACTCCATTTGAGGATGAACAGGATGATAATGCTATATTAGAACCTGTAGTTTTTGAGGACGGTTTTTTAAGGGTGTCTAAAAACAACCCTGTATTACAATGGTTCTTAAGCCTACATCCAGGATTTGGAAAAGTTTTTGAGGAAGTTAATACAGAAAAAGATGCAGTTCAAGATGTATATAACATGGATGTAGAGTTAGATGCAGAAATAGCTGCACGAGAAATGTCTATAGATGTAGCGGAGTCTATTGCTAGGGTTATAATGGGATCAGATGTATCTAGAATGACTAGTGCTGAAATTAAGAGAGATATTAGAATGTATTCTAGAAGAAACCCTGTTGAATTTTTAGAGATGTTGGATGATCCAATGATTAAACTACAGAGTTTATCTCAAAAAGCCTTAGATGAAAGGATATTAATACTAAAAAATAAAGGCAGAGATGTATACTTTAATTTAAAGGATAACAAGAAAAAAATGATTACCGTTCCTTTTGAGGAAAAGCCAGTTACTGCGATTGCTGCTTACTTACAAACAGACGAAGGCATAGAGGTAATGAGCATGTTAGAAAAAAAGTTAAAGTAAAATGTAACCTTTTCACGAAACTTACGTATAGGTAAGTGTTTTGTTTTCATAATGAAAATTATGTTTATTGGTTATAGGGGGCTTTCGAGTCCCCTTTTTTTATTACCTTTGTACTTTATTAACCCATAAAATTTTTTAAAATGGCAAAATTTTTAAAAGTACCAGTTACATCGTTGCCAGATAGCTTGATGTCAGCTGATAACGTAGCTCATGTATACAGTGCATCGGCTACATCCACGTCTACTAGAATAGATTATATAGACGGAACTACTACAACTATTACTCACGGAGCTCAAGCTGCTTATAATTTCAGAGATGCATTATCTGATGCTATTGTAGCGTGTCACGCAGAAGGTTGGACTAAAGTTACATTTGACGTATCAATGCCTTCAGGCGTTGCTATATCAGCAATTACTCACGCTTAAACATAATATCATGGAAAAATATATAAAACTAGACGTTACAGCAGAAGGGACTCAAACACTTAGTCTTTCAAATGTAAAATTAATAGCCTATGATTCAGTAGGTGTTGATACTGAAATTTTTTATTTAGGAGGTGCTAAAGCGACTCTTGATCACGCAGCTAATGCAACAGAAACAGTTAGAGAGTCATTGCAAAATGCAATGGTAGCTTTACATGAAACAAACTGGAAACAAGTTAGAGATGATTTTAATCCACCTATTGCTATTGCGAATATAGCTATATCCTAATTAAAACTCTTTAGAGTACATAAGAGGGCTTTTTATAGGTCCTCTTTTTTTTTATATATATAGTAAAAAATGACAAGTCTGTTTTTTTTCTTTATCTTTGTATCAAAGAATTTTTAAATGATTAATACGGTTAGAAATACAGTAATGGCTGTCTTAAACAAAGACAACAATGGATATGTAACGCCAGAAGAGTTTAACCTATTTGCAAAACAGGCACAGCTTGAAATATTTGAGGAGTATTTTTATAATTACAAAAACGCCCTAAACCTTCAAAACAAAAGACTATCTAATAGTGGGTATGCCGACATACTAAAGCAACTACAAGAGGTAATAGATCTCTTTACACGTAAAGAAACGGGATTGACTTATGTGGGAGGAACAACGTCCTTTACTTTACCTACGGACTGGTATACATTAAATACGGTTTTTTACAATACTACCACCGAGGTAGAACGAGTAAATCAAAATAAAATTACGCAACTTGTAGCCTCTCACCTTACTGCTCCTAGCACTACCTATCCAGCGTATTACTTAACAGGAGCAAGTGCATCTACACCTACACCTACTAGTACGGGAAATTCTATAGTGGTATATCCTACGACTATAACTACCAACATAGATGTGTTGTATGTAAGGTATCCATCTGATCCTAAGTGGACCTATACTACAGTATCAGGATCACCAGTATTTAATCAATCGGCCGCTGATTACCAAGATTTTGAATTACCTCTTTCTGATCAGGTTGAGTTGACATTAAAAATATTACAATATGCTGGTATAAATATACGAGAGCTTAATATAGCAGAGTTAGCGGCAAGAGAAGAGGCTATGAATAATCAACAAGAAACATAATGGCTTATATAACTAATTATCAATATTACACTAATTCAGGCGTTGTACCTGAGAATGCTAACTGGGGAGAGTATCAGTTTGTAACATTAAAAGACATTGTTAACAACTTTATGTTAATATATGTGGGTGATAATGAACTTATAAATAATGTTACAAGGTATGTTGTTTTATTTCATGCTAAACGAGGTATACAAGAAATTAACTATGACGCATTAAGGAATATAAAAGTTCTTCAGCAAAATGTAGGCGATGATCTTAGGTTTATATTACCACCTGATTACGTTAATTATGTAAGAATTTCTGTAGAAAAAGACGGGGTATTATTTCCTTTACATGAGAATGATAAAATAAATTATGCTAGTGAATATTTAAAAGATAATAATGGTGATTTATTATTTGACGCTAATGGTGAGGTATTAGAGGCAGGTAATTCTTTACTTGATAGAAATAGACTTGCAGGATTGCCTAAGCAACAATTTTTATATGCGGGAGCTCGTTATGGACAGTGGGGATGGAATGTAGATGGCGATTGGTATTTTGATTACGGAATAGGGGCGTATTATGGATTAGACACCTCTCAGGCTAACATTAATGATAGTTTTAGAATAGATAAAAAATCAGGAGTAATTAACTTCAGTTCAGGTGTAAAAGCCGAATCAATTGTGTTGGAGTATGTGTCTGATGGTATGGAAAATGGGGATGATGACTCGGTGTCTATTAACAAATTAGCTGAGGATTATATTTATTCTTATATTAAATGGGCTATATTACATAATAGAGTGGACGCTCAAGAGTATGTTATTAGGAGAGCACGTAGAGAAAAAATGGCTAAACTTAGAAATGCTAAAATTAGACTTAGTAATATGCACGCAGGTAGACTTCTAATGAATTTTAGAGGGCGTGATAAATGGATTAAATGAAATTAACTAAAAGCTTCATACAGGGTATAATGAACAAAGGCCTTGATGAGCGTCTAATTCCAG